ACTCTTGAACTTCCTGAAAAGTTTCTACGTCGCTACCGCCGGTTGCCGGCTGGGGATTAACCACGGTCAACCCGGTTACATTTATGGCAGACGCACCCGTAATTGAAAATGCCGGAACATTGTATACACTGCCCACATACTGAGAGTACACGGGAGCGTAGGCGATAGATTCGCCAGCGGGGATCAGTATATCCGTGTAGGTGAAAAAACTGTATGCCTCTCCGCCGGTTAAGTTGGGGTCAGTTGTGAAAAAAGTCCCACTCGGAATGGTCGTTGCGGTGTTTGCCGGGTTAACCGAGATTACTAGACGGGCCACAGCGGCAGTGCCCAGGCGCCTCATTGCGCCCAAGAAAGGCCCAACCCATTCAGTTAGAATTTTTTGAGGAAGCTGGTCAGCCCAAAATAAAAACTCGCCTTGGGCGAACACCTGACCCTCAATAAGAGCGGCTAGGGGGTTGCCCGCGCTGAAATCGTTCAGCGTTTGATTGGAAGCTTGATAAACTCTTTGAGAAGCTGCCTGAACTAATTCAGCCTCATTGCGAGGGTCGAAAGAAACAGAAGGAAGGGGGGAGTACCGGGGCACAATTATACCTCGTTAGTTGGGGCAGATTGTCGTTGAAGTACCGGATATCGAGTAATTAGTGCAAGCCGGGTTGCTTTCAGAGTAGTACACACCGTTATCAATGCCGTTCTGCAGCAGGTAGTTCAGTTGGTCCGTAAGTACGAGCTTGGTTACAAGATCCTCGTTTTGCAACGCCCCGTACTTTTGAGACACCGACGGGGAAGAAATACCGTTGGCGTAGTTATATTTGTAATTCGTTGTGAAACTCTTGGGTGCGCTATAGGGCGTGTTTAGGGGGTTCCCTGTTACGGAAGGGTCGTAGCCGAAATTCCAAACTCCTGTTACGACCTTAGTCCCCGAAATGGGGGTTCCCGAGGTGTAAAGACCCGACCCGTTCAGGTTAGGCTGACTGGTGCCCAGGGTGAGATAGCGCGAATCGAGACCGTTCGGGCCCGTAGTTATAAGCGAGCTTAACCCTAAGGGAGAGTAATGCCAATCAAGGTCTTGCCCGTCAAAATAGATGTTTTGAGCACCGTTCAGCCATTGGCTGGTTACGATAACCCCGCTAGAGAAAGTTGTCTTCATGAATCCCTATGGACTGCCTTCTTACAGGTGTTTTACCCTACCAATAAAAAACCCCGACCGAAGCCGAGGTAGTCAGATGAGGAGCAATTAAATCAAGTCCTATCCCAGTAGTTCACTGTGAAGGTGCATTCGATTGTTTGTACGTTGCCGCTTTCGCGATCAACGTCTCCGGTGGTTACAGACTTGTACTGACAGTCATACATAACGTATTGACCTCCAGCGGGGGCGGAACCAGCTCCCGAGCAATCTTTCGGAGTAACGGTAACGGTGATTGACTCACAATTGTAGTTAATCCAGAATTGCTCTAGTGACTTGAAGACGGTTGGATCGTATGGTGCGGTCAGAGTAACATCGTCAGCTGTGCGGGGGCCAATCACGTGGAAAAGCCTGTTGCCGGTACCGTTAGCGTACTTTGTGTCCTCTGCTGAATCTTTAATACCGCTGAACTTTGTGAAAACTGATGTGAAAGTAGGTCCACCCAGTGCAGTGAAAGAAACCTCGTACTGAGACTTTGTAATCGGTCGTAAAATAGACATTGGGGATACCTCCTAGGTTACTTTCCTTATCAGGAAAGGATGTTGGAGATCATCGCACCAGAACCGATAAGACCAGTAGCACCGAGACCAACCAGGTTGACAACACGCTCAACGGTGATTTCGGCACGAACCACGCGACGCTCACGAATGTAGTACTCGGGGCGAACCGCAGGTGTTCCAGTAAGCTGATACGTGTAAGCGAAAGCAGGAGTAGCAGCGTTAGCGCCACCGGCAGGCATAACGGAATCAGAGGGACCGTTCGGGCTGTAGAACAACAGAATGCCGTTCTGGGGGAACACAGGCTGAAGGCTACCGTCGGTGGCCAGGTAACGACCTTCGGCAACGCGCAGACCACGCTCAAGACCGAAGTAACGGGCGAGCATGTCTGTGTCGATGCTGTCAGCGGTCGTATACTTGATACGATCAAGGATAGCTTCGTTGGTCAGCAGTTCATCGAACACTGCAGTTCCAACAACCATGGAGTTGGGGCGGATGCCGATTTGGTTCGCAACAGCCCGCTTCAGTGACAGAATGTCAAGAATAGGGTTGGAGGAAGTGCTTGTCCAGGAAGCGGAGCCCGCGCCGGAGCCGTAAGCAGTCGAAAAGTTAGTCCAAGTCGTGAAACCGAGACCGGTTTGTGAACCAGCGGAGCTGTTGTAAGGCTCGTAGGGGTTGTAGCTGCCGGTGACGGTGATCGCTTGAGCAACGGTGTACTCATAGGCATTCATCAATCGGGACATCGCATTGCGAGTCTCGATGGCACGCAGGTCAACTTGAGCGGGTCCTTCGCCAGCGTTTTCAATGACTTCTTCAGGGAGTTCCCAAGCCACAACTTCCTGCTCCAGAGCGTAAGGCTCAGAGTCGTAACGTGACTGCACGTAAGGAATGTTGGTGCCGTAGGCGCGACGGAAGTCGTTGATAGCGAACTGCTCTTTGCCAAAGCGCAGAATGCGGCCAGCACGAGTAGGGGTGTCAACAACCGGGGCAATGAAGTTGGCGATGTTAGTCGCCGGAAGCATAAAACCTTGTGCCAGCGTAGTCAGAATTGGATCTACGCCCGCATAGGTTTGCGAGAGGTTCATCATGGGGAGGAGTCTCCGAAATTTTTGTCTTCAAATGGTCGAAACCAGGGTTGGGGCTTACGCTGCGTCTTTATGAGCTATGAGCTCAACGACTACAGTTGCCCAACCCAAATAAACTAACTATTAGGAGAAGGAAACGAGCACAAGATTGCGACCGCCAATCGAAATAAGTTCGCGGATAGTCGGAACTGTTCCGTCTTGAGTAACAGCAGTGCCAGCGGAACCACCAACGGCTTGACCCAAAAGGTTCACTCTCAGGGCAGAGTTGAGGGTGATTGCAGCGGAACCAGGGGCAATCTCGATAAGCAGCAAGCCGCTTGTAGCGACGGTCAGTTGACGAGCGGTATAAGGTTGAGCCAGAGCAGTAGGCATGTAAGCCTGGTTAACACCTGCGATTGTGGTGGGAGCGGCAGTGAATGCATCGCCAGCGGCGGCATAGTTAGCGCCAGCCCAGGTTGCGTAAGAAACAGCGCGGAGTTCGCCGATTTCTACGGTGCCAACTGTGCCACCTTGGGTGTTAGCAGGGGCTTCCCAGGTTTCCGAGTAACGGATGTACTGTTTGCCAAAAATTGGTGCCGCATTAGTAGCCATGTGTTTATCCTAGTAAATGGACTTCAAGTTTGTTTGCTCTCGGACTTGTTTTTTACCGAGTTTACAGACTTATGATAAGTCTTACCCTATCATCGGTACTCTATGCTACAACGACATCTGTCGTAACAGCGACAGTTCCTACCCGGCATGGGAAGAGAACCGATTGGTTGCCAACCTTGCTCACCGTAGTAGATGCAGTCTTTACAGGTCCTAGAGTCAAGCGTGGGGATCCTTCTCATTTCTTTGTACCCTTGGTCCTGTCGAGTCATTGTCACCCCAAGGTTAAAGAAAGAATAAGCAGGGTTCGCTATGTATCGTATAACCCTTCCAAGAAGCGAACCCCAGGTGCGACCTACGGCTGCTCTTTTAGCAGCTTCGATAGCCTTTTGTTCCTCCGGACTGGTTTCCAGAATGTCGTCGTTCATCGGAAAATTTTCACCCTGGGGCGACTTTTTAAGAGAAGATTTCGACGGTTCTCGTTTTGAGGAAAGGATCGCCGGGTCTTGCCGGGACAAGAGACTTGCGCCTAAAAGTGACTCTACAGGAGAAAGTTTTGTTGACTTTCGCTTGGGGGGAGAGTTTGACGGGTTTTGCGGAGACGAGTCGTCAATCGGCATCCAGTCACAGTCTTCTTCGTCGCCAAACAGGCAATCCGAGAAATCCACTGTTTTGTCCCCGAGGCGGAGTGTTCCGTCATCCAGGTATGCTCTTGTTTCCGATAGGAACTTCACCAGGGGGGGCAGCATGTCCCCTACGATCGTTGGCCAGGCTCTCTCCATTTTCCCCCGAGGCTCGTTGTTTTCGGAGCCTAAGTACACCGCCGCAAGGGCGGAGATTAGAGTTTTTTCTAGAAGAGACCTTTCGTACTCCTCCCACCTCAGCTGCTTATCTCGAAGCCCCGTTACAAGAGTCTTCGACTCAACCATCATACGCTTTTCTAAAGCTGGCTGGTCTTTAAGCTTTTTCGCAAGAGCTTCGGCTTGAGAGAAGTAATCTCCCCTCCTTTTTGTGGACATCGAGACCAGAGAGAGGAGATCCATTTTACTTTAGCTGTACATTGTACGCTTAATGGCTTCAACGTAGTCGAGACCTTCGGTTTCAACTAAACGCAGAGCTGCGGAATGGGGGTCTAGATCTTCCTCGGAGTACTGAAAAGTACCGTTGGCGGTTACTTCCCCGTAGGTGACCATCGGAGGCAGCTTGCTCAGGAGACCAATCAGCTTCGTGGCAGCGGTTTCGCCTTCGGAGAACTCTAGAGTGCCCAGATCGAGACCTTCGCAGTAGCTAAGCAGCTGTGATTGAGGCATAACACCGTCAGTGAGACGACCTTCTTCGTAAAGAGCTTCCACGAAAGAGGCCATTTTCTGCTTGCGAGCGCAGACTTTTTCTTCAGCGTAACGGCGCTGAAGTTCAGCATGTTCTGCCTTAAGTTTTTTCAGCTCTTCGTACATCTGATCGCCCATGCTTTTGGCTTGGGCTGCAGAGCCCATGCCGCCATACTCTGACGATTCAGCGTAATCCTCGTCGCCATCCTCATCCTCGTCGTCTTTGCCGTAGGTAGAACCGAACCCAGTCTTGGTGTAGGGGTTCTTTTTCTCACCGTGCTCTTCAGCGAAGGCACCGTCCGGACCAACAGTTTGGTCAGCTTCGTCGGTCTCATCAAAAGCGCCGGGAGTAAGGTGCTTGTTGGAGCTTTTTTTCTCGCCGCGCACTTCAGCGTAAGCACCATCGGGGCCCACCGTTTCAGCGCATTCGCCCTCAAACTCACCGCTTAGCTGACCCTTTTTGCCTTTTTTCTCACCCATGGCGGTAACGCCCATTTCCGAAGTAGTCTCGTCGGCTTCGGGTTCGCCGTGGTCGATTGCACCACCCTTGGTTGCTTTACGACCGTCGCTGCTCTTTTGACGAAGAACACGCATGTCTCCATCGGACGTCACGTTTTTAATGTCGACGGCAAACACTTCGTCGTCGGGAGTTTCTTCGGTTTCGGTAGGGACTTTGGTCGCAGACTCTTCGCGACCAGCGGGGTTGCCACCGGAAGCAGTCTTGGGCTTGTTCACACCGTAGCTACTCTCATCGGTGTCGTACTGATCGCCGTTTTCAGAACGCTCTTCATCGTCAGCTTGACCTGCCCAGCGCGACTCCCCGGTTGCGTTGTCCGAGCCATCTTTGGCGGTTTTCTTGCGATCCATTTCCTGCTCACCGCTTTTAGCAGTGCTCAAACGATCGGAATCTTGCTCACCGCTTTTTGCGGTCTTCGTGCGGTCTTCGCCCACGCCGCCCTTGCCTTTCTTCCCCACGGTCATGCGGTCGGCATAACCATTTTTTGTGGAGCGAGCGGTTTCAAAACGACCGGTTTCGTCGTCTTCGTTGAACTCGGGATCAGGCTCGTCTTCAGCAAAGTGACCCTGGGATTTCACTTCAGCCGCACGTTTTTTGAGAGCAGGGGGGAGTTCTCCGTGGGTTGTCTCCATTTCTTCTCCTTCGGACTTAGCCTTCATCTTAGCTGCATTTTTCTTGAAAGCTTCTGGGAGCTCCCCGTGTTCGTCGTCCATTTCGTCGTAGACGTTTTCCACAACCTGCATAACTTGGCCGTGGGCGCCGTTAGCATGCTTACGGCTGATTTTCTTGTCTTCCATGAATTGTTCCTCGGATGGAAATTGGTCTTCTAAGTCAGCCGTTTGCTGAGTTATTTCGGTGGTCTGAGCCCTGGTCTTTTTACCCATTTCTGCGTATTCTTGACCAGAGCTGTCCGAACTAACGCCTTCCTCTTGAGGGGAGGCGGTTTCGGTTGCGGATTGTTGTTGGTTCGACTGTTTCAGGTCCTGTACTGCGCTGGATACATCCTGACGCACTTCGGCTAGCTTTTCTTTCAACATTTCTAGCGGGCTTTTATCCACGATTAACGTGGGTCCAAGCTCATCGTTAAAAATATCGTCCGGAGAGAGGGCAACCGCGAAGTCGTACAACCCTTCCCCTTCAACGAAGGAGAATGGTTCCAAACCCTTCACCGCTGGAGGCGAAGCTCCGAGTAGAGCAAGATGACGAGCACTCCACTGACCCTTGTGGGGGTTGATCACAGAATCAGGGGAGTAGAAAGAGATCGAAACCTTGCGGTAATGACCGTCTTTCACCAAATCTTTTGCTGCATCTGTAAAAGCAACATCGGCATAAAGGTTTTCTCCCTCCCTACTGAAACCTTTAATCCAACCAAAGGAGGGAAGGCTGTCATTGTCTCCCTGGTGCCCGAGGACCAGAGGAGCCTCGTGGGTTGAAGGGTCATAGGTGTCCACGACCTGCTGAAGATCTTTGGGGGAGAAAGTTCTTTGAACCCCCTGAGCCGAGGTCTGGTCGCCACTGCGAAAAACGTGTACCCTCTTAATAAACATTACTCAATCGTCCCAGTTCATAGTTTTACCCCTATTGTTGCTTAGCTTCGGCACCGTCTTTGGCGGTGACTTCTTCTTCAGTTACGTCTGTTGCCCCGGGTTCCGCTGGGGCAGTCTCTTCAGAGGTTGTTTGACCCTCCGCATCACCGAAGATAGAACTGTAAAGGTCCTCTTCTTGCTCCGGGTCATAGGTTGTGGGGGAATCTTCTTCTTTTGTATTTTGAGGAGCTTCCTTTTTATCCTGTAGTTCAACACGGAAGTGTCGTTCTATCCATTCTTTCTTCGGAGTGAAACCCGCCTGAATAAGAAGCGCAACATCCGGCATTGTTAGGGGCGATTCTTCAATTCTGAACTCCCTTGTAAGGGTAGGTGCTGCAACGTCGACACCAAAGTTCCTC